TGACAGCGGTATCGAGTTTTGCGGCTCTAACCTTTCTATCTGCATCACTCTTTGAAGCAATGTCAGAAAGTTTATTTTCAAACTGGGCAACCTCTACACGCATCCTATCGTGAACCGATTCACGACGTGCGGTTTGAAGATCACCCGACAATTCTTTTACTTGGCTCTGTAAGCCCTGAATCTGTGACTCATAACGCTGATAGTCACTAAGCCTAGCCAAAATGCCCTCTTTATCAAATATTTCTGGATTCTTTTTCAATACTTCCATCCTATCGATTAACCCTAACTGAAATGCTTCTAGGTAAACATTGTATGTCGCCCACTTGCTTTCCGGCAAAGTGGAGCCGGGCTGTATCCTAATATCATGCTGGCCAATATTTAACCTATCTTTGAAAATATCATTTACCGGACGGGTAACATCATCATACATGTTAATAGTAACATCTGTTAGATCATTATTTGGCTGTGCAAGTGCAAACATCTTTTCATAGGTATAATGCCCCTTAGCCAAGCCATATAAAATACGCCCCAACCGATTTACACTAAATTCAATATCCCTAAGCTTGGACTTGGGCCTTTCTGATCCCATTGCAATCATACGCTCTGTTCCACGCACCGTCTCTGGTGCCTTATCCGGCACACCATGCATCATCTCTGGAAGTCCGAATGTAAAATCTATATAGAACTCACATTGCTGGATAAGACGATAAAATTCCCCCGCAAGAGGTTGTGGTGCCGGATAATGAGGTTCCCCCTGTGTGGTATCTACCTCGATAACTGCATTGGGATTTGACCAGTCCCTCTCTAAGTCCTCCATATTTGGTACCGACCCCATAGGAACAATAAGCTTTAGTCCGGCTGACGCCTGTGCATGTGACAGAGCTAAAGACCAAAGCTTGTTTAAAAGTCTCTGCATTGGCCTCGCCCGTGACACATCTGACTTGGGATATGGTGTCTCAGTCCAAATATTCGGAATTGGAATAATGGGATATGTATCAATATTTAAAACATTCTCATATAAAACAACCTCTCCAATGGACGCAGATACACCTATTCTTTTTTGTGGGATTTCCTCAAACTCCAAGAAGCCTCGCTCTACAGCACCGGGATTCTTTTCCAGCATAGTGGTAAATGCTTCCTCATCCATTATGCTTTCCTGATTGGTTCTAGAGTCCACTACACGATAAAAAGGTACTGTGGTCGGAAAGAACCGCTCTAATATCTGATACTTCTGTCGATGCCACCAATCACTATCTTTCGTCTCTGCCGGAGTAAAGGCCTTAATAGAGTTTCGGTTTGAAGAGTCTGGAAAATCCTCCTCCATAACCGTAGACAGCTCGTTAATAATCCCCGGAACCACCTCTCCGGTTTCGGGATTAAGTTGATCCCCCAATTCAGGGTAGAGGTTGACGACCTGTTCACCAGTCAGTATAGTAGAAAGAATGATGCCCTCGGCATCAGTAAACCACCTGTCCCGACAGTCAGGCGGCACATAAACACGAAACGGATTGACATGTGTAAACTTGACGTCACCTCTACCAAAATCTGCTTCCCCGTCGATGTAAGCATATAAATATCCCAACCCTGTTACAGAATAGTCCTGAATGGCCTGCTTCATCTGGGTATCTCCATCAGACACATCCCATACATAACCAAGAATAGTTCGCCATACATTTGCAATTTTTACATCAGAATCTTCTCTAGGTATAGCTGTAAATATGGGTGGTTTTGCCGTAAGCATACTTTTAAGCTTGTCAACGGCCGGGGCAATCCTATCCATTGGCACATCAGCCTGATTACGGCTTGACAGGTCTGAGGATTCATCGGCGGTAAAATGATTACCAAGAAAGAAATCAAGGTCTGTTCTAGCTTCTTCATCCCAATCTTCTCGGGAATCTCTCCATTGCTGGAACAATTCTCTATTTAACTTTGCTCTTGGGTCTTCTTGTATGGGCATTATCTATTAAACATCCATTCCTGTAATGATTTTGTACGCATAGGCAAACCCTCTTCTTTGTCTAAGTCCCTAAGCTCATTCATCCAAATTTCAAAACGACGACGCTGTTCTATTACCTTCTTATCTTCTGGGTCTTCTGGGTCTAGACCTTCATATGTTGCTTTATATCGTTTTCTTTTCGGATCGGGAATAGCATCGAGCTCTACTCTTGTTGCATCTGCTTGTGCATCGACCACCTCGTTCAACACCTGATCCCTTCTTTTTTTATCAAGAATATCAGAAACACCAGCTCCTATTGACCCCCAATCAAACAAAGGCCCCTTAAATTGCCTTTCAATAGGGCCCATCATCTTATCCCCAAGGCGAAGCTCAAGAGCATTGCGCTCCATATCTTTATATCTTTTTAAATGTTCGGCTGGAGAAGTAACATCCTTAAATAGCCCAGTAGCAACATCGTAGCCAAACATCTCCTGAAAGAACTCATTAGCCGCTTGAATATCCTTATTCTGCGGAATGCGCTCAGGTGATCTAGAAAGCCTGTCAGCCTGATCTATAACTTGAAAAAGATTAAAACCTCTCCCGTTAGCCACTTCTTATACTTTGACCCTATAGACTAAAAAAGGTTAAATAAAATGTTAAACAACCAGTAGCGGGGTAAATATAAGAAACCCGCTACTATAAAGTCAAGAATTAATTCGTGATCCGGTTAACCAATTATAAGCCTTAGTAAACTTGAACTCACGCCCTGATTCTTCTGGTGAAAGATCAGATGTATCCATTTCTCCACTCCTCGGGGCCTGAGAGTAATAATCTGCATAATAAAGAGCATCCATCACATCGTCATGCTTGGGTACTGGATGTTCAAAAAACTCGTCCACAATCTCAGTCATTTCTCTGCGGATATATAGCTTCCCACTATTGACCACTGGCCCTAGCGCTGTTTCCAGCCTATCAGCCTTCTTGATGCCGGGAGGCGGCTTTGCACCCTTGAATATGCCGGGAATAAGCCTCCTATCTTTTGCGCTTATCCTCGTTACCATATCCCTTACCATCTCCTGAGCCGCTACCGTTTCGATTGTTACCCTCCTCATTGGACGATATTTTTGCGCCATAGCAAGTATCTTCTCGGGCATATCAAACGTAGGTATACGATCCCTGAAGTATTCCAAGACATAGCGGTTTTTATTAGAGTCTACGCCCAGAACCAGTATTACCTGATAGTCAGATGTCTTTGTAGCTGTATGTGCAAGGTCTACACCCATATAGGTATGTATGGGAATAGCCTTATTGCCATCAATCAAATAGCCATAGTTTCCATGTTGTTCAAATTTTAAACTGTGATGCCTAATCTTGTCCGTCTTGAAGGAAGCGTTAGAGATGTCACGAGCATCATTCATATACTCCTGAGCGAACTTGTTAACCAATCCGGCCTCAATGAACTCCTGACGCTTTCTTTCAAGTTTTGTAAAAGAGAACTGGTCTTCCCAAATGGGCTTTCCATCTTCCATTGCACGTCTGAAAGTCACATCCCACGGATATTTACGCTTGGTCTTCTCCGCTTCTTGATATCCTTCATATATCATCTGGAGGAAGGAATCGTAGTGAACAATAGTTCCAGAGAGCCATATCCAACCCTCATTCCCCGGAGATTCCTCTAGTGCTGGATATACCGTAGATACCACCCACTTCTTAATCTCAGCCCTACGCTCTGGCGTTTTTGTATTTAGCTCAGACTCAAAGTCATCAAGAACAACACCAGTATATCGAACATCAACCTCGGTACGCCCCCTAAGCCTCTGGCTGGTACCCTTGGCTATAATCCGATCTCCCTTAGCAGTTACAATATCTTTTTCTGTCCACCTCTTTCCAGCAGAATCCCCAGCCATATCACCAAAATAGTATTTTAGCTTCTTGTTTACTTCGAGATGATTCTTTAGATACTTCAGGTGATCTATGGCCTGACCCTGCTCTTCACCGACCCATGCTATAAATTGATGCTTATCTTTCTCTCCAAAGCATATTTTGTGCATGATGGCCGCTTTTGCAAGTATGCTCTTGCCGAACCCACGAGGTAGGATATTACACAATCTACCACCGGGCTTGGTGGAGATTAGTTTTTTAGCGACCTGCCTGTGAAAATCAGGGCTAGTGCTCTTATTGAGGAAGTCACGGGGGAGAAATGCACGACCAAAGAAGATAAGATCGTTATATGCCTCTTTGTAGACCTCATCCTTTTCAGCGAGGTCATTAACAATATTTACATTCTTTACCGCTTTTTCTTTTTGTGTCGGCTTGCTTTTTGTCTTTTCTTCCAACGATGCCTCTTTATCTTCTTTCTTCGCTTTTTAAGTACGCTTGACATGTGATTAATGAAAAGGTCTCATCATTTTGCTTCACCCTCTGGCAATTTCTCCATGTCCGGTGATACCTCTTTCCAGCTATCAAGCTCCTCACGGGTAAAGTCCCGTACCTGATGGAGTAGGGCCACAGTCTCTGTTGCCTTGGTAGTATCAAGTATGCCAGTAGCCTTAGCAAGTGTTTCCAGTGCCCTGAGCTTGTCAGAGTCACGCACACCCTTTTGCTCTATAACCTCTTTAAACTGTTCAAGTATCCATGAATGACTTATACCCAGCTCATTTGCCTTTTCTTCTATTTCTTTTCTCACAAGCTTCTGTATCCTTTTAGTTGAAAGCAACATCCTTGATGCCCTATCTGCATAAAGTGTATTATCCGTTGCAAATGCTGTAAGGTATGCCTGAACAGGAGAAACACCCGCTGAAACATACTCAGCAAAGATGCGCTCTTGATGGGTTGGGGCATTGCGCTTTTCCCTAGCTTCCTTTGGGTCTCGCTTGGTAAAGCTTGATATACTGATAGCGGGCTTACCCTGTAGCTTTCCATCTGGTCTAACCCATGCCATACCAAGAAGTGTCTTAACAACCTCATTCTTGGCCTTTCGACCGGTATTGTACATTGTATCCCGATCAACGATCTTCGTAACCTGACCATCATCAGTTACGACCCAATCACCCGCA